GGTTGGAAGACTTCTTACTATCAGAATACATATGATGCTAAGAAAGATGGTGATGAACCTGCACATCCAATAGGATGGTATGATGAAGAGAAGAGAGGTAAACTAGAGAGTTTGCTTGCAGAAGTAGAAACAGCAGATGACGACTGCGAATCATGTAAAATCTAATGACAGAAAACTGGAACGGATATTCTAACGAAGGAAAATTTGATGGGGTAACGGTATTCAATACCAACCCTGTTGATAATAAGAAACAACCTATGTTCTTCGGGCAACCTCTTGGTATGCAGAGATACGATGAGTTCAAGTATCCTGTGTTTGATAAACTAACTACACAACAGTTAGGATATTTCTGGAGACCTGAGGAGGTATCACTCCAAAAGGATAGAGCAGACTATAAGATGCTGACCCCAGAACAAAAGCATATATATACTTCAAATCTGAAGTACCAGATCATGCTTGATTCTGTTCAAGGTCGAGCACCTGGTATGGCATTCATGCCCTATTGCTCTCTTCCAGAATTGGAGGGAGCAATGAATGTATGGCAACTCATGGAGATGATCCATAGTAGATCATACACCTACATAATTAAAAACGTATACCCTGATCCAAGTGAAGTGTTCGATACTATTCTTGGGGATGAAAAGATACTAGCTCGTGCAACCTCAGTAACTTCATCATACGACGCACTTATTAATCATGCACACGAATACGACAGCGGTAACATCTGGAGGATGGCTGCTGAAGGTCACCCATCTGGAGCATATGACAGGAAAGAACTCAAAAGAAAACTCTACCGAGCAGTACTCAACGTCAACATTCTTGAAGGCATTAGGTTCTATGTCTCCTTCGCTTGCTCGTTTGCATTTGGTGAACTCAAAGTTATGGAAGGATCCGCTAAAATTATCTCTCTTATCGCCAGAGATGAAAGCCAACATCTTGTCCTTACTCAACAGATCATCAAAGCCTGGCAAAATGGTGACGATGAAGAAATGGTGGACATCGCTGCAGAAGAAAAATCCAACATCATAGACATGTTTAAGAACGCTGTCGAAGAAGAGAAAGCATGGGCAGCACACCTCTTTAAAGATGGTAGCATGATAGGACTAAATGAAAAACTATTGTCACAGTACGTAGAGTTTACTGCTAACAGAAGACTACGTGCACTTGGTTTTGATCCACTGTATGACATTGGTATCAGAAACAATCCTTTACCATGGACACAGTACTGGTTAAATAGTAAGGGTCAACAGAACGCACCACAAGAAACGGAGATTGAATCTTATGTCGTTGGAGGAATCAAACAAGACGTTGAACAAGACACCTTCAGTGGGTTTAAACTTTGAAACAACATTTGGTAAGGGTGTAGATCCTTGGTATGCAAAGGCAGAGAGATGGGCTAAGAAACAAAAGTTTCCCATCTCTTTTTTATTGCTAGGTGCTATCGAGTGGTTGAAAAAGAAATGGATTGATGTTAAAATACATAATACAATGAAAGACGTTGACCGACAGGCAGATGATCTTTTAAAACAATGGGAGGAAAATGACAGAAGAGAACCGAACATCGTGGAGACAGGAGTATTTGGAGATGAAGGCTGGTCTATCGAAATTTCAAATCCAATTGTTGAAAGAGGGACCTCATCAACTAGCACAGGCATGGTTGCTCCAAGCGATGCACAACGACTACAAGAAGATGAAGGGGATAAAGGAACCGCCCAGTAGAGAATCGGGATACCAGACATCATTGAAGGAGTGGTTTCAGAACAATACTTGACTAAATAATTATGTCATGCTATCATGACATTACGTTCAGTATGATACATTCATACCGCAAGTAAGCCGACTCGGAACGGGTACGTTCATCTCCATGCCAGTACTTTTTTACCTATCTTTATTGGCATCACATGAACCAGTCCATTGGACTATTAAATGTGATCAGTGGTCAGAACTCGCTGTTGAAGTTATGCAAGATGAATATCTTGATGACAAAAGCAAGTCAGATCTGATTAACTATTTTGCTACAAAGGTAGAAGAAGAAGGATGTTTTGGAGACGCAAAAGCCGACTGAAGGAACGGATGTAAAAAGTCCAATTACTTTAGGAGAAACCAAATGGCACAAGTCACATACCGTGGTGTTAAGTACAACACCAATGACAAAAAGACTCAGCAAACAAACAAGGTCGATCTAGTTTACCGTGGTGTAAAATTAGAAAAGGAACTCGTCGCTAATAAGTGATGTTAGTTACAACTGAAATCATGGTAGCATCCATGGTTTTCATGTGGTTGATCTATGCTGAAGTCAAATTACTATACAGATAGTAAAACTTCTCCCTGACTACATATGGTAGTCGGGGATTTTTTTATGCAACAGAGCAGATTGAAACAGTTAATCACAGAATTGGAGGATCTATTAGCCGAATTAAAGACAGAAGTATACGCAGATAAAGAAGCATACATTGACAGTAATGGAGAACAGTGGTATAGTGGTGATGACGATGACGGATACCCAGATTGATTATGAAAATCCCTGGTTATATAAAGGTACAGCTTTCACTACTGATGATATTGGCGACTTCTTCGGTTTTGTCTACAGGATTACAAATTTACAGAATGGTAGACAGTACATCGGAAGAAAATACTTCTACCAAAAACGTAAACCCGCTGGCGGTAAGAGAAGAGTTACAAAGGAATCTGACTGGAAGCGGTACTACGGAAGCTCTGAGGAACTTAAACGAGACATTAAAGAGTTTGGTAAACAAGTATTCAGAAGAGAAATTATAAGTCTACATAATACAAAGGGTTGGGTTAATTACGAGGAGACCAGACAACTCTTTTTAAATAATGTACTAAGTGAAACTGAAAACTATTACAACTCAAATATCCTTGGCAGATACATGAAAAAAGATTACTACAATGAACAACGTACCGTCTGAAATTAAATCACAATGCGATGATCTACTAGAGTGGCATCAAGCTCGTTGTGATGCATTAGTAGAAGACAAACAGTATGAGGATATGTATTCACTTTATATGGAATGGCATGAATGGATTGAAGAAGAGAATCCAAGCGTGATGGTGTTAGGGCATTGGGATGAAGAAGAGTGATATAGATTATCTTTATGAATGGGCACGAGCACAAGACTTTCCGTTACGACGAGCTCCAACTGCTGTTGGTTATTCTAACAAGGATATATACTTCTGTTGGTTGAAAGGACACAGAGAGGATCATGGTTGTGTTCGTAAAAGTATCATAGATGATCAAAAAGTAATAGATATTCTAGAAGATGATGAGATACTTCTAGCTACAATATCTCTTTTTGAATCAGGAACAGAATTAGGACCTCATAAAGATCCACCAGTTTATAACAAAAGTAAAAAAAGAAAAACACCAAAAGCATACAGAAGAATACAGATACCTTTATACATACCTTCCAATGAATGCTATATGATTTGGAAAGGGGAGAAAGTTCTTTGGGAAGAGGGAGTTCCTCAAGTATATGATGTAATGGATCACGTTCATTCGGGGTATAATTATTCTGACGATGATATGATTTTTCTATTCATTGACATTTTAAAGAAAGATGACAACAGTAACTTGTACTAAATGCAATAATACAATACAGTCTAAACATGAACATGATTACAGGATGTGTGGTTGTGACAATCAAACATATGTTTGTGGTGATACCTATGGTGGACTAGACATGAGTTATGTGGTAGCATTAACTGAACCTAAAGAAGAGAAACAAAATAGAGTAGGAACAGAAGCACCACGAAGAAGAACAACTAGAATGATTGACGTAGATATTAGATGAGAATTTTTCAGTATGAACAAGTAGTTTCACATTGGACTTTGCAAATGCTAAAGACTGAGGTGGAGTTCTTCAATGAACATATGGATAGGAATGCTTGGATTGGTTTGTTTGATGAACCAGACAATCCTATCGAGCAGTTTATTTTAGACTCATATGATTTTCATTTCTCTGACAAGTGTAATAATGTAGTTGGATTTGAATGGTGGATACATGTGATGGAGAAAAGTAATCACATGATTCTATTTCATGCTGACCATGATGAATCTTTGAGAGCAGAGAAGGATGAGATGAAGTACCCTATGTTAGGAACCTGTTTGTACCTAGATGACGATCCTAACCCCACTGTATTTCTTGACACTCAGCAGACCAGTGTGTATGAAAAACAAATAGAACCTTTCCCTCCTACCAATGCTGTATTTTCTTACGCAGAAGAGGGTAAGTTTTTAGTATATGATCCCAGATATATACACGGGGTATTACCAGGTAGTGACAAACAAACTACTTTGTGGTATAATATATGGGATTATAAACCAGATAACCTTAAGAGGGTTGGAATCTCTCGTGAAGGTTATAAGAATAGTAATGACAACAGAGGTCACTTCATAATAAAAGAGAGGAAAGAACCTGTCTTGTTCTTAGGAGAAACTACTTCGGTTGTTCTGGATATACATCAAAGACCTATGACTTTGAAAGGTCCTTATGGATCAAATGGAATAGGTAATCTATGGCAAGTTAAGCAATGATTGAAATTACGGAAGATGATCTTAAAAAGAAAGAAGATCACTACATAGAATTAGCAGAGAAGGGTGAACCTATACTAGTCACCAAACCAGATGGTAATAAGTACCTGATGGTTCCTCAAAAACCAGATGATCTCAAACATTTATGGGATCATGACGATGGTGCATAAATAATTAAAAACATTTGTGTAATGGAATGGTTACCTCATGTCGT